ACAAGTTCAATCACCTTTGACATGGAAAGATTCCATTTCTTAGCGATTGCAGCGTATCCTGGTGTTCGAACGTCGATAGATTTAACAGACATGTTATTCCTTAATTATTACTTTGAGTATACCGTTTTCATTGATATGTGTAATCTTACCATCACCAGTGGCATATTGGTTATTACCCATATACAATAGACCTAAATCTCTTGCTTCTTCCGCAACTGTTTTCTTCTTGGCTGCTGGTTTCTTAGCGGGAGCAGCAGACTTCTTAGACTTGATCTTTTCTAGTTCGATCTTCTTATCCATCATCTTGGATTCGTGATCACGTCCTTGTGCTTCCGACTTAGATGGGCCTTGATCAGGACCAGTAATCTTGTCAACTTCTTTTTGTGTTTGTGCTTGTGCAATCTGCTGTGCAGCACCAAACTCAATCTGATTCTGCATATCCTGTTGCTGTTGAGCCTGCTGATCAATTGCCATCTGTTGCTGCTGTTGAGCAAGGATAGCATTATCTTCTTCCATCTGTGCATTGATTTCTTCAATGTCATCATCAGATTGATGTAGAATGTTCTTACGAACCCACAACGCAGAATAATACTTACCAACAAATGGATCGACTTTAATGAGTGTATCAAGACGAATGTTTAGAAGTTCTGCTTCTTTGATTTCATCGAAGTTGTTGTCCTTCTTAAAATCATACCAGATATCTTCTTTGATTTCTTTCCATTCATCTTCTGTGCAAACTTTCTTTAGAACAAGTTGAACACGAAGAAGATCATCAAATAGAGTAGCAAACTTGTTACGAAGTCTTTGAACAAACTTCATAAATTTGATTTCGTCTCTTGTGATTTCTGTGGTGCGACCTAGTGAGAACCCTTGATTCTGTTCTAGTCTTGAGATTGGAACACCAAGCGACTTGTATAGTTTGGTCTGGAAATACTTAACATCTTCTAGTTCACCAAGGTTACGTGCACCTTCTAGTGTAGAGATTTCGGTTCCTTTAGAACCTTCTCTACGTGGTAACCAGAAGTCTTCCAGCATTGATAGATGTTTGCGGTCGTCTTTGATTTCACCAGTATTAGAATCGTAAACTAACTTGTTACGATACTTAACCATGATATCACGGACATACTGCTCGGCTTTAACTGTTGGCATATTACCAACGTCGATATAGAACACTCTACGCTCAGGAGCACGACTTAGACGATAGATAACAGTTGCGTCCTCAACCATGCGTAGGTTGTTGAATGGTTTGATTGCCTTGTGTAGATAAGAAAGAACCATAGTCTGTTTAGGATCCATTAGACCCGAGTTAACGTTGACTACAGAATCTATAGCAATCTTTGAGCCTAGATTAGTGCCTGCACCAATCATACCCTTTTCGTTATAAAGGTAATACTCAATCTGTTTTTTGATTAGTTCGATGCCTGTCTGAGGGTCACGCATCTTTTGAATTTCACGTATCTTACGGATACGGCGGGGATCGATATATCTGATTTCTTGAATACCGGCTTCTAACATTGCATCATCTAATACTAAGTGGTAGAATAGTCTACCATCAATGTACCAACGACGGAAGATTTCATGCCCCATATTACTAAAGTTAAGCATCTTTAAGAGTAGATCAAATTCTTCTTCAATGATCTTCTTTACTTTAGCGGGTGCTTTAACATCATCTAGATTAATCTCTACTGACTTACCACCATCTTCATGAACAATTGCTTCATTGACGATTTCGTCCAAAGCACTTTCTGTTTCCGGTTGAATGGCAAGTTCACGATACTTAGTGATAAGTTGCGTTTCATTTCTGAATGTACCATCAAGGTCTACATATGTACCATAATAACCGGCACCTGCAACAGTGACAGCACCATCCTCATTTTGAGGTAGTGCGAATGTCTTTGTCTTGGGTCCGTTTAAATTTAGGTCCGTTTTATCCTTTTCGGGTGAACCTATCTCAAAGCCAAATAAACGCAAATCACTATCCTTTTCTGTGATAGAAGGCCGGGGATTAACCCCGGCCAGTTAGTAGTATTTAGAAAGCCTGCATTAGAGATCCAGATGAGCCGGAGGCGTCTGTTGTCTCTATTGTTTCCCACCACTGGTAGGCAAACGTAACAGCAAATTCTTCAACATTGTCTGCACCCCAATCAAGGTCAATAGCAGAAACGTCAGTTGGAAAAGCACCAACAATTCTATACTGCTTAATTGGCTCACCGATCTTACTATACTGTGTAACGATGGCATCTTGCTGATAGCCACCATCACCAGAAATCAATGCTGGCATACGTAGGTTGCTGACATGTGAATTAATGCCAGACATCCAACGTTCGAAAGAGTTTCTGATAGTGAAATCTTCATCGTTGATAACAGTGAATGACCAATCTGGAAATGTTCTGTTACCAGCGATTTTGATTTCACGACCGAAGTAGTTGAGACCGATAGAGGAGATTGAATCACCGGGTAGTGATGTTGATCTTGCTCTAAAGGTAACCTGCTGTGCAGCAGAACCGAATACACCAGGTGCATTACCTCCGGTTGCTGCTACTAGCGGGAATGTTAGCATAACGTCGAACAGGGACGCACGAGCGCCGTCTGTTACTAGTGATGCTCTAAATTCTTGAACATTAAAAGGCATTTTTAGTTTTCTCCTTTGCTATTATTTATTAGAATTTACCGATAACTTCGGAGAAAGCAACACCCGTTCTAACTGCTACGAAGTTAAGATGGATGAAGTTAATGCTTCTTGCAGGCTTGATATAAATGTCTCCGACAAATTCATTTCTATCAATAACCTCTGGTGTATTGTTGGTGGTATCACAAACAACACGGAAGTCGTAGACACCTCTACGGCCCTTAATGTCTCTTAGGTATGGCTCAACTAGTGCAACGAACTGGGCTCTGGTGAACTCGTCGTTGAACTCGAATAGTGAATACTTTGCAGCCTTTGAGATTGCCTTTTCAAGGACAATGAACAAGCGACGAACGTTGATACGGTCGAAAGCACTTGGCTTTGAAAGCATGGTCTTATCACCATACAGAACAACACCTTCACCCTTGAACTGTAGCACAGGGTTAACACCGTTCTTATAAAGAGTGTCACGATCATCCTTACCTGGATTCCAAGCAAGACGGGTAACGTTCTTAATATGACCACGGTTGAAACCTGCTGGTGACCACCATGGATCACGCTCAAAGTCGGTGCGGGCACATAGACCAGCAATGTCACCATTTAGAGGAACCCAACGATATGTATTGTTATACTTATCGAACTGCTTCTTCCAGTTAGAATCCATTACTGCGAATGATGATGAATTATATTCATTTCTCTTAGCAACAATATCAGTTGCTTCCTGACCAGCATTGTCAACGACATCTGCCTGATCTGGTGAAATGAATACAACACAGTCACGACGACCAGTGTCTGGTGAACTTGATGTACCACCAGCAATATTATCTACAACATATTCTGAAACAGTCTGAGAATGAGCACCAGTCATGATTAGTGACACGTCCCAAGTCTCTGAGTCTTTGAATAGATCGTAAGCAGTTGTCAACTGAGCGTCAGTTGCAACTGAACCAGTACCTAGTGTACCATTTGTTAGAGTTGCTGTATAGTATGTATTACCTTGAACAAAGTTAACACCACTTGCAGCAGAGCCCCAAGTTGCAGTATCTACAACATGATTTGCAGTATTAACTGCTGGATTGATACCATAGATAAACTCAGAACGACCATTGAGAACATTTACCCAATAGTTTGAAGAACCGTCATCAGTCTTAGCATCAGATGCCTTAGATACGTAAGCAAACTTTTCTAGAATTGTATTTGCAGTTCCAGAGAACTTACCTAGAGTATCAACAACGATAATATGCATTTCGTCATTAGCACCACCACGTGTTGAAACGTATGCTGAGGTACCTGGTACTGTAGAAAACTCGTCAGCATATTCCCATGCAGCATAGTTTAGTGGCTTATTAGAACCGGTATACATAGAAACTTTAAGTGAGTTACCTAGATCGCCTGCGTAACGTGCAGCGAAAGTGCCGTAATAACCTTGTGATGATAGATCAAGATAGTCTAGTTCATACTGATTCTGATTCTGAATTAGTAGACCTGTATTACCTGATGTAGCGTTTAGTGCGGAAATGGTATTAGCAGCACGGACAAGTTTTAGTGACTCTGCATAACTTAGAAAGTTTGCTGCTGTAAACCATGAGGTGAAGTTATCTGCGGTTGGCTTGTGGAACCAACGAACTAGTTCAAGTTCGTTACCAATTGAAGTTACTTCATTGATTGGACCCCAAGCAAAATCGCCGACAAATGCACCTTCTGTAGTAGAAACGGAAGGAACAATGGTCGTAAGATCAATCTCTGACCATGTTACTCCTGGTGATAAAGCATATGCCATCTTTTACTCCTTTTTAAGGTTGGAATGGTGTAAAATTCCATCTCACCTTATTTATCATTTTCGATGTTTTGAGAACTATAAACGAGAGTCCCACTGATAATTGAAATCATCAAATGGGTAGAGTTGTTCTCTCTCACTCCTCCATATATCACCATTCCCATCTTTTTCCACTACATCATTCAAACCGTTGTCAATGAAACCAAAAGGCACATTCTCCACATCGTCTAAGTATTGTAACTCTTTCTGTAGAGCATATCTAATATCATTTGAAACTGTTTCTTTAAATAACTTTTGTGCAGTTAGCCATCCGAAGTGAACTAACGTCATTGCAAGGTCGTCATTTGATCCTTCTTCTGCCTTAAAGGTTTTCTTATCAG